GGCGCGTCTGGCCTTCCGCGGAAAATTCGTTATAATTGAATAGAGCGGACCTCGTGATTTCGAAAAAAGCGTTGGAGGGAGAGCCGTAGGCTGCTCCCTCTTTCTTTTTCTCGCGTAAGCGAGTCGATTTTTGAAACTAATTTTTATATGGTTGTATTTTTGTCTGTAAAACGTTCCATATATAGAACATTTTCACTATATTTGCATTGTGAATGATATAAGATATGGAATTAAAAACGAGATTCAAAGTAATAATGTCGAGTGAAGCCGATGCATTTCTTGACACTCTGCGCCAAGACGTTAAGGATAAAATTATCTATAATGTAGATAAGGTAGCCAATGGTTATATGGACAAAGATTTATTCAAGAAATTAGATGATACTGACATTTGGGAGTTTCGCACCCTGTATAAAGGTATTCAATATCGTCTGTTGGCTTTTTGGGACACCGACGCGGAAACGTTGGTCATTGCCACGCATGGATTTGTGAAGAAAACACAAAAGACCCCACGCAAAGAGATAAACAAGGCGGAAGCCGTCAGAATATTATATTTCAACTCAAAAAAATAAGTATATGGAAGCAATTAAATTTTATACCCTTGATGAAGTTAAGGATAAACATATAGGTGAGGTCGGTACACCGCACAGAGATAAGTATGAAGCTGAATTGCAATCATTTTTGATTGGGGAAGCCATAAAAAAAGCCCGTAAATCCCAAAACATGACCCAAGAGGAATTGGCACAAAAAATCGGTGTACAGCGTTCACAAGTATCCAAGATAGAAAGCGGACGTAATCTGACCCTTTCCACCATTGCGCGAGTGTTTAAGGCCATGGGTATGAAGGCGTCTTTGAGTATTTCCGGTTTAGGAAGCATAACTCTTTAAAAAAATAAAAGGCGGACAATCCCTCGCGCCGTTGTGTTTTGCGGTCCGGCAACAACTCGAATGCGAACAGCGGTCTCGCTTATGCGAACGCGAACAACGCTTCATCGAACTCGAACACGAACTACGGGGCGCGTCTGAAATTCTGTTGGTTAAATTAATCGGAGACCCTGCACAGGTACGAGATTACCACCGCCATTCTCCGAGGGATTCGAGCCTCGGCAACAGCATGATAATATATATTTATTAATGGAAAGCCGGAACATATCTTTAACCACATGTGGGGAGAGGTTGGACCACTCCCCACGAGACCGGAAGGCGGTCAGCGATATATACGATTTATTCCAACCGGCCGTAGCTGCACCTGCGGTCTGTTATCCGTTATATAATCTCATACCGGAGATTATATCCGATGAGAATTTGGAAAGGTCATTCAAGCGTGTCATGGCAAATCTGAGAAGTGCAGATACCCGAAGCGGGAATCGGCAAAGAGAGATAGCTGTAATAGATGGCATTGAATGTTCACCAAGAATGGTCCGTTATGTAAAAAACAAGCATAAGATACTTGATGCACTGAAAGAACAGATAGGTAACGGCACATTCCGTATAAAGAACCTCAAGTCGTTTACTGTGGATGACGGACCGAAAGTAAGAATTGTGCAAGCCCCGTCAGTCATAGAGCGTATTGGAAGCAATGCGATTATGGAGCCGTTGGAAAAGCATCTTTCACCCCTATTGATAGAAACAACGGCTGCATCCATACAAGGACGTGGACCGCATGGTTTGTTCCATCAGGTGCAGGATACATTGGCAGAGAACCCCAATATACACTATTATTATCAAAGCGATTATAAAGGATATTATGACAGTATCGACCATGATATATTAATCTCCACAATCAGGCGGTATGTCGGAGACCCTGTCTTATTGCCTATTCTTGAAAATTTTGTCAAAGCACTATATCCCAACGGGAAGCATGGCATAAGCAAAGGACTGCGTTCCTCACAATTCTTTGGAAACCTTTACCATAATGATATTGATCACCGGATGATTGATGAATATGGTGCAAAACATTACTTCCGTTTTTGTGATGACATCTTTATTCTCGGTGAGAGTAAACGTGATTTGTGGAAATTGCGGGACAAACTACACTATGAAGCAGCTCAAATAGGGCTGACAATAAAACCAAGCGAAAAAGTGGCTCCCATATCCGCCGGTATGGATGCCCTTGGCTTTGTCAACTACGGCGACTATACATTGCTACGAAAACGGACAAAAGTAAATGCAGCCCGAAAACTTTCCAAGATTAAATCACGGAAACGGAGACAGCAAATAATTGGTTCATTCAAGGGTATGGCCTGCCATGCAGATTGCAAACATTTATTTTATATACTTACCAAGAACAACATGAAGAAATTTTCTGAAATGGGTGTTACGTACACTCCAGCAGATGGAAAAAAACGCTTTCCCGGCAAGGTTATGCGTTTGAGTGACATCGTAAATATTCCAATTGAGATACATGATTTTGAAACAGGAATAGACACCAAAGAGGGGGAAGACCGTTATCTGGTATCGTTCCGCAATCCCAGGACTCAAGAATGGGGAAAGTTCTTTACTGCATCGGTTGAGATGAAAGGTATTCTTGACCAAATCAGCGATATTGAGGACGGCTTTCCATTTGAAACAGTTCTCAAATGTGAAATGTTTGACGGAGGCAAACGAAAATACAATTTTACCTGACGGGAAAAAGATAACATACTAATCCGCTCGGTATCCGCTACTTTTGTCGTAAATCAAAATTCATGCAATGGAAAAGATTTACGGCACAAAGAAGCGGCAGGATTGTCTTGTACGTACAGGACGCTCCAAGTGGATACTGTTTTATGGCTTCGGGAAAGATGATGAGAATAGTGAGAATGGCTGGGAGTACCGGCATACATTCGACCATAAACCCACACTTTCCGAAGTCAAGGAACTTGTTGTGTCCGCTATAAACACGGCTACGGAGGAAAAGATTATAAACGGCTTTGTCTGGAACGGGAAAGCGGTATATCTTTCACCCGAAAACCAATTAAACTTTTCCGCTATAGAACGTAGTGAAAAGATTCCTTATCCGCTTATTCTAAAAATCAATGAACAGGAAGATGGTACGCCCATCTATCATACTTTCGAGAATGCAGATGATTTTATTGCGTTCTCCCAAGCAGCGTGCGCCTATGTGATAAAGACTGTTCAGGAAGGGTGGAAAGAAAAGGATGAAGTGGATTGGACGGTATTTAATTTAAAAAGTAATAACGATGAAAAAGTTGATTGAATGGCTCGGAATGAGTAACAGGTGGAAACACCTCGTAGGAGGACTGATTATCGGCATTTTTGCATTTGGTTGGTTTACCGCAATGTATGCCGGAGTTTTGACAGCAGGTGCTTTGGAATATAAAGACAAGGTGTATGGCGGTAGATGGGATTGGATTGACTTTGGTCTTACAGTAGCCGGAGCAATGATAGGACAACTAATAGGAGGAACTTTAATATGGAACAACTAAGCACGATTATCCAAGTTGTCGGTTCGCTCATCACATTAGTTATATTGCCCTTGCTATTGCTTAGAAGCAAAAAGAAACAGGCAGATGCCGAGGCTGAAAAAACCGAAGCAGATAACATCACAGCTTATGCAGCTGAATGGAAAGAATTGTACGAGAAGAAGGAAAAGCGAGTTGTCGAACTGGACGCCAAAATTGACCACCTTTACGCCGAGATAACCAAGTATCGTGACGCTATCCGCGAGCTAAGCGAAAAGAACAGCGAGCTTGCCGTTCAGAATCAAGCACTGGAATTCCGGAAATGCAATAAACATGGTTGTGCTGACCGCGTCCCACCAAGCGAATATTAACCAAATAAATTATAAGTATGAAGATATTGATTGATAACGGGCATGGTGAAAACACTCCCGGAAAACGCAGTCCTGATGGTTCGTTGCGTGAATATGCTTATGCACGTGAAATTGCAGATAGAATAGCACATGAACTTTCCGCAAGAGGTTATGATGCCGAACGCATTGTTCGGGAAGCAGTAGATGTTCCACTATCAGAACGTGCAAGGCGTGTAAACGAAGTTTGCGGACGATATGGAACAGCCAATGTGGTTCTTGTTTCTATCCACTGCAATGCTGCCGGAAACGGTGCAGAATGGATGAACGCAAGAGGATGGAGCGCTTATACATCGAAAGACAAGACAAAGGCTGATAAACTGGCAACTTTCTTGTATGAAGAAGCTGAAAAAAACTTTATCAGTCAAAGAATACGCAAAGATAATTCTGACGACGATCCTGACTGGGAAGAAAACTTCTATATTTTGAGCAAGACAAAATGCCCGGCTGTACTTACGGAAAACTTTTTTCAGGATAACAAGGATGATGTCCTGTACCTTTGTTCCGAAGAAGGCAAACAAGCTATTGTCAAAACCCATGTAGAGGCAATAACCAGATATATTCAGAAGTATGGTAAAATGGTTTAAAGATATTGTAGCAATATTGTTTGTGGTATTATTTTTCACATCACTGTTTTTTAATGTGCGTTTTTGCATATCGAATAAAAAGTTACCTATAAATGATACCACAAGAATAACTGTTTTCGATACCATACCCTATTACAAGCCTGTACCCAAGGATAGTACCGTTATTAAATACATCACGCAGGTTCTTCCTACTGCAAAACCGAATAGTACGAAACAGACTCCGGACGTAGCAGATACGACTAAACCTCCAAATAAAGACAAAGACAGTGTTGAGGTTGAAATCCCCATTACGCAGAAGATGTATGAAACAGACACATATCGGGCTTATGTAAGTGGCTTTCATCCACAACTTGACAGCCTGATACTTTTTGCCGGGCGTGATATAATGACCGTAACAGGTAATTATCCCAAACCCAAGAAGAAAAAGTTCAGTATCAGTCTGCAGGTAGGATATGGAATAACATTGAGAGAAACGCCGCAATTTTCTCCATGTCTTAGTGTAGGTTTATCGTACAATTTGTTTGATTTCTGATTATGATAGATATTATATTAACGGTCAATAAGGAAAAAGTATATGAAGAGGTAGCAAAGACCACATCGTACACCGGTGCGAAAATGGATGATGAGCTTGCCTACGATCGTATATTTACGACGGATGAGGATAAAAGCATGCTTGAACGTTTTTGGTGCGAGAGTAAGAATACCATATGCAACAGTTTAAAGAAAATGCTTCTTGACGAAACGGAAGCTGACAGTGAATACAGGCTTTCGTTGGGGCTGTCGAATTCATTCGATGAAGCTCTAAAAGAAAGTATGCAGCGTAGCTTGTTTTCATTCTTCGTGATGAATGTCACTGCAAAGTGGTACACGTTTACCAATAAGGAAGAAGCTGCCGGATATGCAACGGAAGCTGCTACCTATATGGAGGATATAATGCGTAAGGCATTTTTCAAAAGAAAGCCCATGCGCCCGACATACGAATAATCATTAATTCAAAATATTATGGCAGAAAATAAGAAAACATTAACCGTGACACAACAGGTCAAAGAACTTGTCTATGATATTCAGAACAAAGCGTATTTGACGGGACAGGCACGAGAAGCGGCCGGCAAGAGCTATCAAGTCGCATCCAATATGCAAGCAAGTGATGACGATGAAAACAGCTATCAGATACGTCGTTCGTTGGCCAATGCCTTTTCCTCTTTAAAAAGTCTGCTTGGAGAGTATCTCAATGAGGATAATACAACAAGCGATAACCTGATGGATGAAGAGATAGATAATAACGGTAAACTTTCATTGGAGTTTTTGCTTCCGTCTAACTATAACAACGCTTCGGCAGACGCACTGGGAAATGGCATACATTCATATCTTGTAGATATGGCACTTGGAGAGTGGTTTGCCATAACCAGTCCGGAAGATGCCAATGCGTATATACAACACTCCGGGGTGAGTCTTGAAAACGTGAAGCGTGCACTCTACAAACGCAGCCGTCCGGAAAGACCGACTTATGATTAATTGATGTTCAAGCCTATGGTATATTGTCAAAACAGCCAGTCTAAAACAAAAGCGGTAACACTTGTATTTAAAAGGGAAGAACTGCTTTACGATGCGGAGAATTATTCTTTTGTAGAGGGCGACATTATGCAAGCGGAAGACGAACACGCCAGACATCAAGTATTCGACATCGGTCAGGACGGTAATGTGGACAGAGTTACGAGAATACTTAACCTCGTGCATTCTGAATGCGTGGAAATGTTGTTTCCTTATACGAAAGAAGAAATTTCCGATAAGCAGGAACCCCTTGATAATGTTATGACCGTGCCGGAAGAATACCTCATAACCCTTGTTTTGCCTGTGAATTTTTCATTGTCTACCGTGAAATTGCTAAAACATCTGATACACGAATATATGGTCTGCAAGGTCCTTGCCGACTGGATGAGCATAACAAATCCAGGCAGCCAAGCCAACTGGGAAGATAAAGCCCGAAATATCCGAATCAAGATACAGACTTCCCTTGTTTCACGAAAAGGCAAGATAAGACGAAAACTAAAACCGTTTTAAGAATAGACAAGAGCCGGGGTGCATCACGCATACCGGCTCTTTCTCCTTATAAACAATCTGATAACCTTAAAAATAACTGACCTATATGTTTCATTTATCGTAGTCTGTTGAGCATACGGGGATTGAACTGGACACTAAATCCTAACAGGCTTTCGGATTTGTCAAGTGTACAAATGAGTGCAATTCTAAATGCTTTGTACGGTGTTCCTCTGAAACCACGCATATATTTGTCTGTACTGCTCCATATAGTATGCCAATTAAACAAATCATTCGAACCGTACAGTACTTGTACTACATGTCCCGACTTAAAATATCCACGTTGAATGATGGTATCTATCGTCTTGAACACATCTGGCTCATCCATTTTGAAAGGGCGGGTAACCACTAATGCCGTTATGTTTTCAGCAGATGATGTAGAAAAATCCACAAGTCTGTTTCCGTCAGCCATTGCTAATGCTTCCGGATACGAATTGACATTGTTCACTATGTCTGACAGCATCATTCCCCAAAGCTTTGACTTCAACGAAAACACATAAGCATAGCGTACAGCCGGGTTATACACAATGATATGCTGATTGGTATAATCATATATCATCCGGCAAGCGGCAAGAAAATCAAAAAACGGAATCATAGCAATATCGTCAAGAGCCGTTCGTTCATTTTCGCTTGCTTTTCCATTATAAACTGATAGAAGTTTATCCGATCTTGGCAAATCAGAAATAGAAAACAAATCTTCCGCATTTAAACTTTCTGATATGCACTGCGCAGTAGAACCACTTATCAGCATAATACCTCTATTGGTGGCAAACAGCACTGCATTATCAATTTGTGTGATACTGTTCGTATTTATACAAACCTCCCGTGTTACAGGTTGCCGTGCTGAGTATGATCCCGTATTTGATACTTCTAAGGCCCATACACCTTCTGATGTAAAAGCATAAAGTGGAAACTGACCGAACTGTCCCTCTGACAAAGCTTTTACAGCCGAAGATATACCAAGAATAGTGCCAGTACCTATTGTATTGATACCGAGAACCGGAAAGTGAAATGGATTATTGATTTCCGATGTGTATATTTTGTTCGGTAAATCAATTATTCGCTGTTCACGGGGACTTGCTGTAGGATAATCACTAAGTCCTGTCGGAGGATTTTCCCAACCGGCAAAATAAAAAGCTCCGTTAAGAAATTTGTGCTGTTCAAGTGGCACTTCATAATATTGTGGTAATCCATAATGCGTCACAATAACTGCTTTGTATGCGTTTATATTAGGGTAGAACAAAAACAGCAATGGCGGATCCAATATTGACGCTTGATAAGATTCTCCATTGACCACTATGTCCCGACCATCCTGCTTGATATAGAAGTATACAGAAACAGGCATTGTTCCATCAAAATAAGTAGGGGACATTCCATCAAAATTAGCAACATATCCGTTGGTATATGTAATCATCGCTCCTGTGTTATACAAGTTATACAATTCTTTTTGAATGTTTGCGATGTTAAGTCTTGAATTATAAACAAACGAATAATGTGGAAGCAATTTATCATGACTGTCATAATCATCTGTCATAACTTCTCGTGTTACCAATGACTGTAGATAATCTTCTTCGATTACCAGTTTTGTACGTGTAGTGGAAAGTTGTTCAATACGGAGACTTTCAAGCAGGTAGAATTGCGATGTTGAACGAATATCCTCTTTTACATCATCAATACTTCTACGAGGAATCATCAAACGTCCACTTGGATAAGTCAGTCCGTTGGGGTCAAATGTAAAGGCATATAGTTTATTGAATGTATGATGTTGATAACGAATTGGAAATTTGGAGGTAGAAGCTGCTTGATTTATATGTTTGCATACACAATAAGAATTATAGTTTTCCGATTGTGCAAATCTTGTACATTTTCCGTTTTGGTCATAAGTATAAATAGGTTTTGAAACAAACACATCAACAGATCGAACTATATCTTTCCAATTTTTAAGCATATCAAGGCGAGACTGAAGAACAACGGCACAATCAAGGTCGTGTATCATTCCACATATTCGAAGTTGCGCATCTGTATACTTTCCCTTTCCCGTCAGGTGTGTCCAAAAAACTTGCGGTGCAAGGTCTGATGAAGCAATCATCAGAATCGGAGCCGAGTGCATTGTCAATGTTCCATCGTATAGCCGATAGGCGTATCTTACAAAGAAAGGAAAAATGAATTTGCCCTTATTTGTAGACCTTTCAGCAATAAATTTATTGATATGGGCAAGTACTTGGTCTGTAATTCGCGTTTTATTGTTATCAGAGAATTCATTCCAAATGCTGCCTTCACTAATAGCATCAAATGATATTGAAAATTCATCTGTCCGAACCATTTCACCCTGCAACCCAAATGAAAGTGGGCATTCAGGTATTTTTGTACCAAGATATAAATATCCGTCATTATTTCCTTTCCATAGAAAATAATGCATACCGTCAGTTGACAAGATGAGAAGCGTATTGCCAATAGCTGTTACCTGATATACCTCGTTAAATGAACGAAGAAAAACAGGCTGATGTGCGTCAGAACCATTCCACCAACTGATAGAATTGTTGTTAAAGATGATATAGTGCTTGAAGTTAGCCGATTTATGAATATACATAACCGAATCACCACCTTTGAATTGTAATACTTCGGATGGCGGCAATATGGGTTTAAGTGCACCGTTTTCGGGAATAACACCTATCGATGTTGCCAAGTCCCCATCGGCGCACTCATAGTCCGATGGGTTGGCAGAATACCCGTTGTATTTTATTTCTTTAATCATATCTTTCTTACAAAAGGAGTTTGGTAATGATTGGTAGCAATGTGCCATGATATTGGCTTTCCTTAGGCTCTCCAACGCATAATCTCGCCTTGTCTGTTACGCCCGACACATCAAGTATGGCGGAGCACAGCCTTTTAGATGAAGCTCTGAAATGTTTCCCTTGCCTATTGGATGGAAACACACATGCTTCATGCCGACCGCCGGTTGGCGAGCGGTATCTGACATAAAGATATAATTCTCCGTTCTCACTCATAATATCCAGGACATCACCTCGCGAGAGATGAAGTTGCTTGGCTATATGAGATGTAATGTCTATTCTTCCCGAAGAATAGAATACTATATCAGCCTTTCTTGTATTTCCTAATATACTTTCCATTGGGCTTTTCAATTTGATAATAGATGAGACCTTTGCTTGTATGATGTATAGACACAGACAGTTTGACTATACTATCACCGGGTAACCCATGCTCATAAAGCATAAGACCGACCGACGGGCACAGACTTTCAAAGCCTATGCACTTATACTTGTCATTATATTGAATATCGCATAGTTGAGTCGGTTGTCCGATATTTGGATTGACGGTGAAGCCGAAAGAATCTTGTCCGGCAATTCTGAAAACAAACACTTGGGCTGCATCGCCCTTTTTCGCCTTACCTTTGATATGGAGAAACAAGCGTTTGGATAGCGTGATTGAATTGTCGTTACCATCGGCAATCACATAGTAGTTACGTGACTGCCACCATGTTTTTAGTTTTTTGATAATCATAATACGAAAATAGAATGATTCACAGATTATTATGGTTTAACTTTTTACAGACGAATCGAAATATATCCGGCGTGAACGGAAAGAAACTGTTTCGACAAACCGGAATGACAGAGTTGTTTCGATTTCCAGTCGATGCCGATTGGCGGCTTCTTTTGTTGCAAAAATGTAAGAACAGATTTCTTGCTTTGTTGTTCCTTTTGTTGCTACAATGTTGGCATAATATTTGCGTCCGAAAAGGAATGCCATGATTTCTTTTAATACAGTTGAGTTCATATTGTATGATTTAATCAGTGAATAAATTTGTCTGTCGGGGTTCTTTGGAAACGGAAGAAACTCCGGTAATACTATTTACACGTTCAATTTCTCCGTCAATTTCCGTTTCAAGTGCCTTGCATTTCCGCAAGTTTTGTTGGGTGCGACACTTGAAATAGTCTTTCTGTGCTTTGCGCATCAGAACTACCTTGGTAAAGAATGTTTTTGCATCCATATGATAAATACATTAAAATTCTTTATGGGTTGCTAATTGATAATCTTTCTTTTCTTCTTCTGATAGTTCGTTGTAGCAGCTTTCGCAAACAACAGGGTAACCGTGTTCTTCTTCAAAGTACACGCCACAAAGTTGGCAACACCAACCGTCCATAATATCTTCTGCAATGCTCATGATTATTTCATTAATTCAAACTCATACGCCCAAACATAGGGATTGCTTTCCCAAGTGCCTTTACCGGAGACTTTATCTATGAGGGCGGCAAAGGCTTCACGTGGAGTATCAAATCCATCGTCTTTGTTTCCCTCAAATTCATAAAATATAGATGGCGGAAACTCATCATCACCCGAATCTTCATATATCCCTTCTTTCAAGCAATCTTCATCGCTAATGTCCTGTAAGCGTTCAACCTTACGATCTGTAAATTCAATATGGCGGGGCATTAGGTCGGCTTTCACAAACATTTTATTAGTCCAACCGGGATGTAATTTCAGTTCAGGCAATATAGAATCCAAGTATTCTAAGTAAGCTGCATTTTTCCCTTTTCTATGAAATCGGTCAACATCCATATAACTTTGCGCAATGGCAACAACTTCTCCAAGTTCATATTTCGGCAATATCTCGCCCATATCAAATTCCCTTTCATCTGCATCGTACATACAAGGAAAGCCAACTATCTTTTTATCAGAAGGACTTCTGTGTATATTGAATCCTGCGACCCATTCTCCCCTAAAAGTTCTTGGACATTTGATTATTCTTCTCGTCATAGTCTTCCGACCTTCTAACACAGCTTGAGTTAAGCCAAATCTATCATTGAACATTATTTTCTTCATACCTTTATTAGTTTTAATGCTTCTTGTATTCCAGTTTCTAATGCTTCTTCGTAGGTGTCCCACTGACCGCCATCGTTAGGACCGTCAAATACACCATCAGTTATATGAGTACCATTATCAGCCTTGCATATATCATAGCCATAACCGCAAGCGTCTCTAATGATGGAAATATGTAGGTTCTTCGTTTCACGTAGCCACTTTTGAGCGGTAGACTGATTAGGTGCGGCTATTAAATATATGGCTAACTTACATTTTAAACATGTTTTTAAAGCATCGCATTCAAAGAATTCCTCACATAAATTTGGAACAGGTAATGAATTATAAGAGCTTGGAATTCTATTACCATCATTGTATAACATTCCATTATTCTGATAAGCGTATAATGTTCTTTCATCAAAGCCTTTTTCTTTCAGTAAATACGCTGTTTCTAATGTTATAAGTTGTTCTTCCATAATTATCACTCCTTACTTTCCAAATATTCTATTAAACTTTTCTTGTCTCTAAAAAGTATTTTATCCCAAAGTGGATAATTGTTTCTTGGTACACTTAAACCGTCAGAGAGCTTGTATACCATAAAAAAACTACG